TGCTCCCAGGTATACGTCTACTTTGGCATATAGTGGATTCAATTTCTCTCATAGTAATGATGGTTGGGGTGAGTTGACCTTTGGGCTGCCTCATAATGCGGATCAATTTGTTATAGCAGATACTGGGTCGGGTTCTACGCCAACTAACACCTTCAATAGGGGTGGTATTACTATTGCTTCTGGTACTCCTGCGTCTACTAATAATACGCTTTACGCTGATGGCACTACGTTGAAATGGCATGGTGCTGCGATTGGTGGCGGTAGTGGAGTTGATTCTATTATTGCAGGTAGCAACATTAGTGTGAGTGGTGCTACGGGGGATGTGACTGTTAGTGGAACATATACTGCTGCCTCTCCGTTAACTCTTTCTAGTGGCGAGTTTGGATTTGCTTGGCCAGGGTCTACTAATATGGGCATCACTGGCTATACGTCAGTTGATAATCTTGCAGATGCGATATTGGTCAAGAGTGCTACTGACAACACTGCTGCTGCGTGTTATTGGTTTGACATTGCTGATCTTAATGTTAGCAAGTTTTATAACGACGCTGGGTACACCACGATAGCAGCTGGAGTGTCTTATGGGTTTATGACGGCATCGTCTTCACATACTTTGACAAACAAAGGTGGGAGCAACTTGCAATGGACTAACGACGCAGGGTATATCACAAGTGCTACTGTTTCTTTCCCGTTAGCGGGAACTGCGGGTTCTACAAGTGCGCCTACATATGGGTTTGGCGGGGCTAGTGGAGATTCGCATACGGGTATGTATCGCCCGAATAATGATCAGCTCGGATTCGTTGTTGGTGCCTCTACTCGTATGATCATTACTACCGCTGGCTTATCTAGTCTAAGGACCCTACAGCCTGCGGGTGATAATACTTATAATTTAGGACTGGGCACAAGTTCCTATAGATGGAAAAACGGTTATTTTAGTAATAATGTTTATACGCATGATGGTGGAGTTCACGCTTCGGATGCTGCACAAAAGACAGATGTTGTCGATGCTACGCTTGGTCTTGATTTTGTAAAGGGGTTGCGTCCTGTTTCGTATAAGTGGGTTGAGACTGATGAAAGGGCTGGTGTTAGAACACACCAAGGTTTTATTGCTCAAGAAGTAGAAGCTTTGCTTGGGGGCGATGCTGACAGTACGGGTATATGGTGTAACGCCCATCAGCCTGCTTTGTCTAAAGATGATTATCCCATTGAAGAGGATGTGGAAGAATCTTATACACCGTCGTTGCGCTATACAGAGTTTGTTCCGATTCTGACCAAAGCGATACAGGAATTAGAAGCGCGAGTGGCTGCGTTGGAAGCCTAATAATGGTATAATGGAGATGCAATGGCATACGAAACTTATTCAACAGTAAGCTGGGCCGACGGTACTCCTATTAGTTCTGACCGTCTTCAGCAGATGGCATCAAACACAGATTTAGTTAAGACTGTAACCGATAATTATGCTCGGGGCGTGTTGTCGTATAAGTCAACGACAGGCGTGGGTAGCGCTATTACTGATTCAACTGAGACAGTCTTGATTACTTTAGACAACCAGGGTGCTGGACTTGATTACCGAGTCACCGCTGCAGCAAACAGGTTTATCAAGATAACGTTCAATACTCCTGGGCTGCTAGTGACTAACGGGGATGAGAATTATAATTATTTTTACAAGTTAAGGCCGTCTACTGACGGAACCGGTACTGCAGTGGCAGAATGGAATATTGGTGTGCCCGGACAAGACGCTATAGCAGTAGCATCGGCAACGGTTACAGACACTAGTTCTGCTAATCAGACAGTGCTGTTGTCTAGTAGTATCACACCCATGACTGCCGATAAAAAGATAAGCGGCGGCACATTTACTGTCATTGTTGACAGTGGAGCTACGGGTATAACGAACCAACCATATAGCATAACTGTTGGTCGAACAGGCGGAACTGCCAGTTACAAAAGAATGTCAGGTTCCGTGACACAACTGTATGCTGAAGACTGTGGCGCGTCAGTCTAGAGGATTGGCATCTCTTAGAGATGACATCAATTGGTCATCTCGAAAGCCAATAACTGGTGCCGATAATCCAAATTTTGCTGGTGGCAAATATGTTGACGATAAAGGTTATGTAAGAGTTCTACGCCCTGAGCATCCTAACGATATCTGTGGATACGTATATGAGCATAGGCTTGTTATGGAAGAATTTTTAAACAGATATTTAGAGAGTTGGGAAACGGTACATCACATCAACGAGATAAAATGGGACAACAGGGTAAACAACTTATATCTATGCACCCCTCAGGAGCATACCGCTATTCATAGCGAAGGCAGGCATTTAACCTGGAAACACAGGGACAAATTGCGAGAGACAGCCATCAAGACCGCAGAGAAGCGACGGGGCGGAAAGATAGGTAAGAGGGAGTTGAGAGGAAAATACGTCGTCGTCCCCACAGACTCCCCGTCGATGGTGTATGATAGTCCGAGTACCGATCAGGAGGGCATATGAAGACATGTGAAGCGTCGGGATGTGATGTCACATTCATCTCTAACGTACATAATCAGAAATATGCAGATCCAAGATGTCGCAAAGACCTTGACGCTTGTAATGGCGAAAAGGTCTGTAGATACAGATTAGAGTCAGGAGACTTTCCTGTGGAAGATGATCCACTAACCGGTGATAAGCCAGCAAGTGATTATGAGCTTAGAGCCGCGTATAATAAATTGGTTACTGAATATAATAAGGTTAAGGACAAGAAGGACGATCTTGCTGCTGCTGTTTATGGCGCAGTTAGGGATGAGATTTCAACCTTGACTTTCCCGAATGTCCCTGCCCCCAAAAGGGATAGACGGACTAAGGGTGAAGAGGTTGCTGTCGCTGTTTTGGCAGATTGGCAGTTAGCAAAGATAACACCAGATTATGATTCTTCTGTATGTGAAGAAAGAATTCAAAAGTTTGCAGAGAAGGTTGTACATCTGACTAATATACAAAGAGAAGATCATCCAGTGAAAAAGTTACACGTTTGGGCGCTGGGCGACATTGTAGAGGGAGAGTTAATATTTCCAGGGCAGTCATTTTTAATCGACGGCGGTCTGTATAGACAGGTCACGGTTGATGGTCCTAGGATAATGGCTACCTTCCTTAGAACAATGCTTGAAAATTTTGATTCAGTTCATGTTTCTGGCGTTATTGGCAATCATGGTGCCATAGGCGGTAGAGCAAGAAGGGATCATGATCCCGAAACAAATGCCGACCGTATGCTATATAGGATTATCAGTTTAATGTTTGAATCTGAACCAAGAATCACATTTGATATTCCAGATGGCCACGGAGAGCGAAATTGGTATACAGTAGACAGAATTGGAAGTTACAGTTGTTTACTGTGCCACGGCGACCAGTTTAGATCTTTTGGATCGTTTTATCCGTTTCAAAAGAAGATATATGGCTGGAAAGTTGGGGCTGTCACAGAAGATTTTCAAGATGTTTTCTGTGGTCATTGGCATACTCCTACTAAAATGACGTTTAATACCGTCCAATGTAGGGTTGCTGGCAGTCCCGAGTCTACTAATACATATGCTATGGAATCACTGGCTGCCATTGGCAGACCGTCCCAGCACTTACAGTACGTCCATCCCGAAAACGGTATGGTCACGGCTGAATACACATGCTGGCTAGATTAAAGGAGAAAAAATGTTTAATGTAAACTTTTTAAAGGATTTACTTGAGAGGGCAATTTGGACCGGAGCGCAAGCTTTCTTGGCTGTCTTTACCGTTGGCGATATGGCCAGCGCAAAGGCTGCTGGAGTGGCTGCTGTTGGTGCTGGTATTTCTGTTCTTAAGAGTGTTGTCGCAACATCGATTGGTGACAGTAATTCTGCTGCCACTTTGAAAGGTTAAGTATAATGGTTATGCTACGCTGCAGATGCAGGGGGAGGATACTTTCTAATGGAATCCCTAAGTCGTCGTATATAGATTTGACCTGTCTACATTGTGGTTGGTCAAGAGATATACCTGGCGATGTATGGAAGAATGCAGATGTAGACGACCTAAAAGATATACTTATGAAGGCTGACCGCTTTGAACTCTAAGATCTTATCAAATAAGGTCTATTTGTATGGACCTGATCTTGTCAAGGTTTTGTCAGTTCATAAAAAATTTAATAGATTGAAAATTAAAGAACTCGTCTCTGAAAATATATTAGAGATACCATTAGATAACTCTAACCTATTTTTAAGACGAGTTTATACGATAGGGGAAGTGGCCAAGATTGTTCAGAGAAAGCCTGATACAATCAGGAGATATGAGCGTCTTGGCCACTTATCCCCGCCTAAACGAATCGAGAGCAGTTCCGGCTTGAAGAATTGGAGATACTATACTCAAGAGGACGCCGCGGATATGATACAATTCTTCTCAGAGCGAAAACCGCCGGGGCGTCCAGTAAATAAAACAATGACAAATCGGGAGTTGAGGTCCCGAATTAGAAATTTAAACGATCAAAGTAAAAGAGCATTGGAGAATTTTAATGAGTGATAATCATAAAGAAGGTAAGATTTGGGTGTCATTAGGCATCACAAAGAATTTAGGCAACTATGAGTCTTTGAGGCTCGATGCTGGAGCTGAAGTCAGAACCGACGTTGTAGATAACGATACCGTATGGGCACAACTCTGGCAAAAGGTTGACGAACAGATTGAGGCAAAACTTTCTGAACTAGATAAGGAATAGAGATGCCGAATTTGGATGGCGCTTTATGCTTGACTGATAGTAATAGTAATTTTTGGTTGAGCTTTGTAGAGTCGGAAATAGAGTATGCAAAATCTAAGTGTCATGAGTGTCCTGCTATAATGGCATGTGCGAGTATAATTATGGATGAAGAGTATTCAGTAGGTGTTCTTGCTGGAACTAGCGAATTCGACAGAATGGAATTAATATGGAAGGAGGTTAGTAGTGTCGAAGGATCAAACTGGTCAGGATTTGATAGACTTATTTCAGAAGACTTGTGATGAACATGGGAAATTGTTTATTCCTGATTCACCGAGGCAAGATGAAATTGCAAAAAGTCTAGTTCGATATTTTGATTATGATGAACTAAAACTTGCTGTTGATATTTTTGTTCGTAATGGTGATGGTACAGTCCTGGTGTTTGATTTCGCATTGAGGTCGAGGGATCTAATAGAAAGGTCTAAATTTGAAGAGCAGTCTAAAAAGAGATTTAAAGAAATAGTAGAACAAACTAGATTAAAAATGGAGCAAAATTGAATTACGAAACGAAATTACTGAATGCAATTGTGTCTGATGGCAATTTTGATCTCTGCAGTACGGAAAACGTAAAGCATGTATTTGTTGAGCAAAAAGATGTTTGGTCGTTCATAGCAGATCATTATGATAGTCATAAAAAGGTGCCGTCAAAAGATACTGTCAAGCATCACTTCCCTGACTTTGAAGTATTCAATGTAACAGAACCGCTGCAATATTATATTGATGTTGCACATAGGGAATCGCTGTCGCAACAGGTGCGTGTTGCCCTATCCAGAAGTAACGATATAGTTGAAGAGTCTGGCCCCAAAGAGGCAATTGGATTCCTAATGTCGAGGGCTAGCGAACTTATCAAGGTTAGTTCTTCTTTGAAGGACACAAACCTAGTTGATGAATGGGAAGATCGCTTTGAGGACCTCCTAAAGCGATCTAAGGATAAGAATAGAGAGATAATTGGTGTGCCTAGCGGTATATCAATTATGGATAAGATATTTGGAGGATGGCAAGGCGGTGATTTTGTTGTTTTGCTTGGATGGACTGGTGTGGGTAAGTCGTTTGTTGCCCGTCTGTTCGCAGTCAACGCTTGGCGTGCTGGGTATACTCCTTTAGTAATTTCACTTGAGATGAACAAGCAGCAAGAGTCTCAGCGTATTGACACATTGTTAAATAATGGTGAAGGCCATTTCACTAATACCGATTTGGTAACTGCAAACCCAGGCATTGTTGATAATTATAAGGCTTGGGCAAAAGAAATGTATACTGGGAAGCATCCGATCCATATCGTCACTACAGAGGGTATGGATACTGCTGATCAGCATATGGTTCAGGCTAAGATAGATCAATATAAGCCCGACATGGTTATTCTTGATTATCATGGTCTATTTGACGACGCTAGTGGTGCTAGAAACGAGACTGAGAAGGCCAAGAATCTCTCTAAGGCGTTTAAGCGAATGGCTGTTAAGAATTCTGTACCGATCATAGATGTGGCTGCTGTCACGATGGCAGATGGTCACTCAGAGCGACCTCCTGAGTTGGAGGAAGTGGCATGGTCAAAGCAGCTTGCATATGATGCTGATTTGGTACTGGCGATACATAGGGATTTCAATTCAGAGGTCTTCCAGATTGTCAGTAGAAAGGTTAGGAGGGCAACCCATTTTGGGTTCTATCTTAGATGGAATTTGGATACTGGAGATTGGAAGGAGGAATGGGATTTACAATGAACAATAACTTGCATATTGATCGTGGGGATACGGAGTTTTTGGTGAATTATTTAATCTCCAGATTGTCGTTGCTAGTGCAAAATGAAAATACTAGCATTAAGAGTGGAGATGTTGTAAATTTCCCTAAGAATATAGAATGGATTTACAAGAAGCCAGTAAACATAAGTACAAACCAGATGAATATATTTGAGGAAGAATGATGACTTACAATATCAGTGAATATTTAGAGTTTGAAAATAATAATCCAACTGTGTCTGGTGTTGTTGACAATATCAACACCTTGAACAGATTAAAGCCCTGGATTGGTGATTTGATTAGTAATGAACTTTATAATGGTAGAGAAGTTGAGGCTAAATTGATGCTTGAATACGTACACGGGGAGGATTTGTATACTTTTAAGTTGGTGTTTCAAGCATGCTAGATGATATTCATAAACTTCTTGATAGGGCAAATGTAAATATACAGGCACAGGGGATAGAAGAGATTGCAATCTACTGTCCATTTCATAGGAACACAGACAGTGCATCATGTTATGTCAATACTAAGACTGGTCTGTGGCAGTGTTTCAATCCATCTTGCGGTGCAAAGGGAAACTATAGGCAGCTACATAGAAGATTATTGAACGAGGAAGCGTCAGAACGGGATGTGGTTGATCCTCAAACTTTAAAATTTAAACTCAATAAAGCCTTAAGTGAAGATGAAGAATTAGAGTTGTCTATGGACAACCTGATCATAGATTATGATCTAGATCTTTCCAAGTTGGAAAGTTTATTGAATAGAGGGTTTGAGTTAGATACCTTAAAGTATTTTGAGGTCGGGTTCTCAGATAAGAAACAACGTATTGTGATTCCCGTAAGAGATGGTAGTTATAAGATAGTCGGAATGATTGGTCGAGCCATAAATGGAGATCAGGAACCAAGGTATTTGTATACAACTGGTTTCAAGAGGGCGAAGGTGTTGTTTAATTTATGCAACGCAAAACAATATGATTCTGTCATAGTTGTTGAAGGAAGCTTGGACGCGATGAAAGTGCATCAGGCAGGTTTTCCTAACGTCGTTGCCACATTAGGATCGAAGATATCAGAAATACAGTTCCTGTACTTAAGGAAATGCTTTAACGAAATCATCATATTTTCTGATAACGATGTCGCCGGGGAGGCGATGAAATGTAGTATAATGGTGTCATGCCGCGGTTGGAAAATTCGTCAGATAGAATATCCTGATGGACGATCCGATCCCGGCGACATGACAGATGGCGAGATTCGTCAGGCTGTTGAGAGTGGTAAAATAACAATTTAAACCTAAGGAGAAAAAAATTGAAAACATTTACATCATTACATGAAATGGAAAAGCAGATTGGAGCATCAGCAAGCACTGGTGGTTCTAAGAAGTACTTCAGTCTAAAGGATGGTGATTCTTTTAAGATCAGGTTCCGTCAAGAACTGACTGAGGATTCTGCCAACCATGATTCTGAAGCTGGTACTGCCGTTACAACGAATGTTGTTACATCAGTTATTAATTGGAAGTGGAAGATTGCGTCTACTGCATCAAGTGAAACCAATGGCTATCGTTGTTGGGGTACTGAGCAGGCCACCGCTAATAGCAGGTGGAAGCCGCGTCCTCATCTTTTGGTTAATGTTGCAGTCGAAGTCGAGCCTGGAAATTGGGAGGCTCGAGTATTAGACACGACGTTTAATCAGAGGCATGTTGGTCTGACACTTATTGAGTATGCGAAAGAGTTTGGCACTATCGTTGATAGGTATTACAAGTATGCCCGGACTGGATCTGGAGCATCGGATACCAACTATACGTTGATTCCGTTAGAGATTGCTCAAGAACCTGAATCGGTTACTGAATTACAGTTTCACGATCTGGACAGCATGTATATGACGTTGCCATATTCAGAACAGGAACAGTTTCTTACTACAGGAGAGCGTAGTAACGCTCCTGCAAGCGACTGGTAGAGAGAAAGTGAGGATGTGGGAGAGAGGCAGCAGTCTATGGAGCGGAACGTAAAAAATACCATAGACACATTAATTGGTGTTGCCTCTCTCCCACACATGAT